ACATCTCCGAACACCGCTCTACCTATCAGGCAGCGTCGAGGGAGAACTGATACGTTACGTTCAGTGTGTCACCGCTGGCTACAGACTTATCACCGCCCGTGAAGTCACCGGCAGAGAACAAAACACCTGAGTTGTCGGTAGTAGAAGCCAAGAATGCACCAGCAATCGTAGCCGTACCTGTAATGCTGAAAGCAGAAGGCGAAGCTGAGTTGCTAATTACTGAAGGGTCTGCGGTAGTGGCTGTACCAAAAGTCACAGTCTTACGGCTACCTGTGTAGTCAGTGTTCTCTGTCCAGCCAGCGTGAGATGCTAAGGTGTCAGCAGCAGCAAAAGTTGTACCGGAGCCGGGGCCAGTTACTAAACCTAAGTACCAGACCGCTGTGTAACCAGAACCTTTAAAGTACTTGCTGTTCATATCTTGCAAGCCTTCGTTCACAACCAAGTTGTGGAACGTATCAGCCCACTTTTCAACCCCATCTGGGCCTACGCAAGTAACGGTGTAAACACCGCCCGCAGAAGCTGAATCACCGCTTTTGGGGAATGTCAGTAACCCAGCGGACACAACGTCTTGGGCTTTGCTTTTTTCTGTACTCATGATACGTCCTTAAGAGATTCGCACAACAGCATTGTTTGCGTCGGGCGTTGGGAAAATGATTGTGAATGTGTCATTGCTGACCGTTTTGTCCGAACCAAAATCAAGCACGGCAACAGATGGATTGCCAGAAGCGGTGTCGTTATAAATCAAAGCGCCACGACAAGTAAATGTAGCATTTGGCCAAGAACTATTGTTAAATGATACAAACGCCGTAGGAACATTGCTGGAATTATTACCAGACGTTGGAGACGTAGAAATAACTAATGTATTACCACCAGCCGTATATCCTGTTCCACTGCTTGATACCTCACCAACAGAAGTATAGGCAGTAGTAGTTGGTCCAATATTTGCCGCTGCGGTGTAAAGTGCAATCTTAAATGTGTTTGGTGACGTTGGGCCAAAGTTATGAATTGCCTGGAGCAGTTCAACTTTAAAGCTTGTGGTTGCGGTTTGTTGCACTGCCATATCAAGTTACCTTTTGTCTGTATTGACCAGAACGATAAGCGTCTTGACGCTCCATACCATCACCCAGACGTTTAGCCAAACCAAGCGCTTCTTGGTATTTAGTATTGTAGAACGCCATGATGTCAGCTTCACCTTTCATGTAGGTGTAAGCCTCAACCAAAGAACCATACAAAAGTACCGAATCAAAATTATCACCAAGCCATGAGGTACCGTTAGCGTTAGACACCGCTGAAACAGGAACAGAAAAACTTGTACCTGTACCGCCAATATTTGCCGCTGCGGCAGATAGAGTGTTACCAACAACGTAAAAAATACCGCCATTTGTAATGGTGACTGCTGTAACCGCGCCGCCAGCTACAGTGATTGTTGCCAACGCACCACTACCAGAACCACCGGTCAAAGGCACATTGAAGTACGTACCAGTGGTATAGCCACTTCCACCTGTAATAGCGCCAACAGAAGTAACTATGCCCTGAACAATAGAAGACGGATAGTAGTAATAATGAAGTTCTACAGGATAAACCGCATCTGGCGTTGGACCAAGGATAAATGACAGCTCATTATCATCATTAGTCTGCGCGCCAAACAAAGCATAGTACTTAGGTATTCCAGTATCGTTTGCTTGAGGATACGCTTGACGAATATAGTTAACATCTTTGTTAAGTAAGTATTCATACGTACCTGTAGCCAACGTGCCGTCTACAACCGCCATGGAATATGAGGCTAAAAAGTCAGACGGACAGGCTAAATATTTATTATTAGCCGTAGTTGCGCCCGTTACGTTCTTGCGAAGTGACGGGAACTGTACCGTGTTATAGATACGCTGCTCAGCTTGCTGAACGAACACGGGTATCTCAGCGATAAAACTCGCTTCAGTATTTTCCGTATACGCTTGAATAGCGTTGCTGAGTTCAGTGTAATTCATGCCATCGGGCCCCTAGACATTGTGCCTTTAGTAGCACAGCCTGTGCCGCGCATCTTGATACCGGATGTCTTTGTAGGCTTACCTTCAGGGTTGCGGTAGATATAACCAACAGCCATATCAACTGTGTTTGCGCTACTGCGATTTTGGCCAGAGCCAGGATTGGTAGAAACAGTTGTTGCTTTACCAGTCATAGTGTGAGGTGGCGCATAAACAGCGCCATCACCAACTTCTTTACCCATCATTTTTTTGCTGTATGTAGCCATGATTAGCCTCGCTTTTGATTAGCAATTTTAGCCAAACCACGACCCATTTTTTTCATGTCGGCGTTTGTTTTTCCAACAGTGTGCTTTTTAGGGCCGTTTTCAATCCCTACTGTAGGGCCACTGTCCCCATAATTTTTGCCAACAGTTTTACCCTGTTTAGCAATTCCGTCTGCTGATCGTGTGTATGCCATTTTAAGCTCCTATTTGTATCGTTACTGTACCAACTTGTGTGTATAAAACCAAGTAGTTTGGTGTTAAAACTGAATCAAAACTTCTCGCCCCGCCAACAGGGTTCCATCCCCACTGAAAAACTCGGCTACCAGATTCAGGATAACCAAATTCATCTACGTCTGTCCCGTTACTATTTACAAGCTGCAAACCATTTTGACCAGACACCAAATAGCTTACATCAGGACGAGGCTCTCGAACAGCCTGCGGATCATTAACTGGGTACATACCCAATTGCAACTGCGGATGATCTGGATCCCAACATTCATGACAAACTTTAATTCTAAATGGCTTAGTCTTTACTGTTTGGGTGCGCAACTCTTTCAGCATATATCGCCCAGAGCAGCGATCACACTCTGCAATGGCATGCTTACCGGATGCAAACCGATTAGGCATAGAATAAATTCCTTGGCACAAATCTCAATGGTGCTGTCTCGCGGTCTTCTGCCTGCGCCAAGTCCCATTGCTGCTCATAATCGGCCTTTAGAGCCATTATTCTTTGCGGGTCTACGTCAGGTAGCTTCATGCTCAATTGAACGGCTAGACCGGCCACCATGCACGGAATAAAGCGGAAAGGAATATCTTGGACAGATGTACCTGTGCCGGCATCTTGAATACGGCGCATTCTGTAATACACAAGCGTGTACTGATCACCAGGCGCATTTGGTGTTGGCCAAATATTGATGGCTGGTATGTTTTGAATTGTCAGTGCTGCGCCCGACGTATGGCTGGCGGCAGTTGTGTTGTTCTGTCCACGAGCGCAATTAACTAACTGATTACCAACAATGTTGGGGTAGCTAATTGTTTCGTTGTCAATCTTAATGAATCCAGCCGTAGCCAAATTGGCAACTGAAGACACTGTAATAGATGTGGCCGTGCTGGTAATAGTGCTGCTCAACGTCACTGTGGACAAGTTTTCCTGTCCAGATTGACGGTTAAACCACATCTGAATTGGGCGACCCTGAGCCAGCTTGTTAGGCAAGCTCATGTAAGTAGATTCAGAAATACCGCTAATGTTGATGTCAATCTGATTAGATGTACCATTGCTTTGACGAACAACAGTATCTAGCAAGTTGATCGTATCAACGGGCATGGGGTATATGGCCTGCCCTGTAACCAAAGGAATCTGTCCTTGCTCAACAGTCCAGAAATTTATACCGCGATTTGCCCACTCAATCGTTAAAAGATTTAACGAACGGCGAGCTGTACGAAAGTTATAGCCAGTACGAAGTTCTTGACCGCAACGCTCAAACGCCTCTTCAATGAGATCGTTCATGTCCAAATTAAAAGCAGTGGTTCCAGTAGTCGTGGCCATTATCTATATCCTGCTGTTTTCTTTGCAATTGCTTTTGGCTGGGCTACAAACTGTTTGCCAGCCGCTTTACCAGCACGCTTAGCTTTGGTTGTGGCCGCATATTCTTTGGAAGATAAAGATTTAATGGCTGCCTCAGGCAAATATCTCTCACCCGTCTTACTTGACGGCTTACCAGACTTGGTGCGCCATTTCTGGTCGCCCCAATCTTTAAGAGATTTTTGAGGAGCTTTCAATCTCGGTAACCCCCGCCAGCCGCTTT